ATCCAGCAATATCCGGCGCACGTTCTTGTCAAGCCACAGGTTTTTGTCACGCACGGCGGACTTATCGCCCCGCTCGTCAACCCCTTTTTCTGCGGTATTCAAGTGGAGTGTCGGCGTTCTCGCGGTTTAGGACGGCGGCAATCTCGGTAGTTTTACGCCCCTCGGCGGCGAGGTCGAAAATACGGCGGACTGTCGCGGCGGCTCCCTCGTCTATAACGAGCTTGTTCCGCTCCGTCTTTGAGCGCATATATCCGAACGGGGCAACACCGCACAGAAATTCGCCTTTCGCTGCTTTTGCCGCGTAGCTCTGCCGGACTTTTAAGGATAACTCCTTACTGTAAAGGCCGTGTCGCATGGCGCTGAACGCCACATCAAGGGGGGCGGTGCTGCCGGTATGAGTTTTGCTGTCGTAGCGATCATTTACGGCAATGAAGCGGACGCCGAGGAACGGGAAGATCTGTTCCAGATATTCACAGACCTCCACATAGTTCCTGCCGAACCTTGATAAATCCTTAACCACCACACAATTTATCCCGCCTGTCCGTATCGCGTCCAGCATTTCCGTTACGGCGGGACGCTGAAAATTCGTACCGCTCCATCCGTCGTCGGCAAACTCGATTATCCTTGTTTTGTTCAATACGGGATGGCCGCTTACAAAGCCGGTCAGTAAATCCCGCTGGTTTGTGACGCTGTTGCTTTCACGGTCGCCGCTGTCGTCATCGGAAAGCCGGATATACAGCGCGGTCGTACACTCCATCATGCCGCACCATCCTTTGCAAAGGCTTCCATCAGAGCAAACTCGTCCCTGTGCTTCCAGACAATTTCAATCTCGTCCGGGTTTTTTACCTCGATACGCTCGATCAAAGCCACAGCCATATCGCGGGATAATTCCACAGGGTTCAGAAACGCTTCCACGGCAGCCAGTAATTTACTGTCCGGGGATATGGCATCGGTGAGAGTTTCCTTTTGCCGCCGTGATTCCGCAAGCTCCTGTTTCAAAGCCGCGTCTGTGCGTTGATACTTCTCTTTCGCATAGATATACTCACCCTCATTAAGAAGCCCGAACACATAGTCCTCGTACAACGCGCCGCTTTTTTTCGTATTATCCCGCAAATCACGCTCGGCCCGCGCTATGTTCGCGTCCAGCGCGGCGCTCCGCGATTTGGACGAATTACCGTGTTCTTGCAGATTGCCGCCTATGTCGGACGCCAGCTTTACCTGTTTTGTTACTGCCGCCAGTACAAGATCGTACATTTTCCGCGCGGGGATAGCGGCGTAACGCTCCTGTTCGTCATGCTGTTTTTCAAGGGGGCAAAAATAGTAATAATACTCATGGCCACGGGTAAAATTCCGCTTTCGTACCAGCTTTGAGCCGCAAGCGGCGCATACCAGCAGTCCCTTCAAGGCGTTTTCGGGATAACATTGGCCTGACAGGTTTTCAAAGTACGCCTCGCGGCGTTCACCGCATACGCGGTTCGCGGCGTTCCACAATTCGGCGCTTACAATGGGTTCGTGGCTGTTTTCCACAACGCACCACTCGGATTCAGGTACGAATTGAAGCGGCTGACGTTCACAATACGCCTGCTTTGTCTTGCCCTGCACTAAATGCCCGAGATATACCCGGCTTTTGATGATCCTGTCAATCGCTTTCGGCTGCCATATGGATGCCTTATAATATCCCTCGCCTTTGACTGTCCCGCCGTTTCGGAGCCGCATGGATGGGCAGGGTATTCCTAAATCGTCCAGCCGCTTCGCTATGGCGGCGCGGCCCATTCCCTCCGAACGCCACCTAAAGATGTCGTGGATTATCGGCGCTGTTTCCGCATCGGGAACCAATTTGCCTTTTTCCGTTTCCGATTTTTTGTAACCATACGGGGCGAAAGCGCCGGTATACTCGCCGCGCTCCCGCTGGGCTTTACGCGCCGATATGGATTTTCGGGAAATATCCTTAACATAAGCGTCGTTGATAAGGTTTTTCAGCATGACGATAAGGCTGTCGGCAAGGCCGGTATCGGTTTCGCTGTCGTACCCGTCGTTGACCGAGATAAATCTAACACGCAAAAACGGAAAGATTTTATCCAGCAGTTCGCAAGCCTCCACATAATTACGGCCAAATCTTGACAAGTCCTTGACCACAACGCAGTTTATCCTGCCCGAGCGTATGTCGTTCATCAGCCGGTTAAACTCCGGACGGTCGAAATTCGTTCCCGTCGAACCGTTGTCGATGTATGTATCCGTTAGCTTCAGATACGACCGCCCGGCGATATATTGCGCGGCAAGCTCCGCCTGTACCTCAATGGAATCGCTGTCCTTGCGGCCGCCGTCCTCAATGGAAAGCCGTGCGTATACGGCGGTGTTCCATACCTTTTCTTCCTGTCTGGATGCAGGGCGTAGCGCGGCCCCTCGCCTGCTTACTCTCGCCACCTCATACCACCTCCGTCAACAATTCGTTGCCGGGGACGGGATGAAGCTCACTGACCGCTTCCGCAAAGCTAAGAGCGCGCATATAATCGTACTGATACCGGAAGTTGATTTCAAGCCGTGATTTCGGGTAAATGACAATTCGGTCGGTTACGGCGACCAGCAGCTTTCGCGTTAATTCCGAAAAATTGTGATACTGCTTGAAATACTCGATCCAGACGTTTTTCTCGCCTTTGCAGGAGATAATGTCCTCAACTTCCCTTGTGAGCGTTCCCAAAGCCTGTTCCGCGTCGGTGTGCAGGACATTGTAACTCTCTTTCATCCGGCGGTATTCCGTTTCATTGAGTAAACCGTTTTGCAGGTTTTCATACAGCGAGAAAATCAGCTTTTTATACCGCTCGATTTCCTCGCGCTTCCGCATAATCTGCCTGTCCAGCCGCTTGACTTCATCCTGCTTGAGCGGCAGGCCGTCGATGAAAAGCAATATGCGTTCAAGATTCAGTATATTGCTTATGTGATCCCGTACCGCCGCCGTCACACCGTCCGTCAGGTCGTTTTCGCCGATCCTGTACCCCTTGCAGCCGCTTGAACAGATATAATAAACATACCGCTTATCCCCAACCTGAACGAGCCTGCGTATCATGTTTTCATGGCAGTTTCCGCACACCGCTATGCCGGAAAACGGATAGACCGCGCTTTCGCCGGGCGCGATGCGAGTGTCCCGCGACAGCAGACTGTTCGCAAGCTGAAATTCCTCCCGGCTAATGATGGCCTCATGCGTACCGGCGACACGCTCCCAATCCTCGGGAGGTTTCTGGAATTTTTTCTTGATTTTGTGGTTCGGCGTTGCGTATTTACCCTGTACCATTGTGCCTATATAGACTTCATCCCGCAGGATACGCCTCACGGCGACGGCAGACCATTTTGCCTTGTTCGACGTTTTGAAAGTTGTCAAATACGACAGACCGGCCGCCTTTTTGTATTCCATCGGCGAGAGGACGCCGAGACTGTTCAGGCGGTTGGCGATGCCCTGCGCGCTCTGCCCCTCCAGCTTCCAACGGAAGATGTCTCGCACGATGGAGGCGGCTTCCTCGTCGATCACCAGCCTGTTTTTATCCTGTTCATCCTTTTTGTAACCGTAAACGGCGAAAGAACCGACAAAATCGCCTTTCTTGCGCTTCACGTCAAGCTGGCTGCGTATTTTAACAGAAATATCGCGGCAATAGGCGTCGTTTACAAGGTTCAAAAAAGGGATAACAATGTCGTCGCCGTGGTTCCTTTTTTGCATCGTGTCGATCCCGTCGTTGACCGAGATAAAACGCACACCGAGAAACGGAAACACATGCTCGATGTACCGCCCCGCCTCGCCGAAGCTGCGGCCGAAGCGCGACAAGTCTTTTACGATCACGCAGTTCACGGTTCCGGCCCTCAAATCCTCCATCATTTTCTGGAAGTCTGGACGCTGAAAATTCGCCCCGCTGAAACCGTCGTCCACCCTTTCGGAAACGGCCTCAATACCGGGCGTTGACCTGACGAACGAGCGGAGTAATTCCTTCTGATTGGTTATGCTGTCCGATTCCTCTTTGTCGCCGTCCTCTTTGGACAGGCGCAAATACAGCGCCGCTTTCCAGCACTTGTTATCAGCGGCAGCGTTTTCGCCCGCCGAAAAATTCCTTTTTTCCATATGGCTCACTCCTGATTGTTATTAGCCCCTTGCAAAACCAATAAATCAGGATTCGCCGTTTTAGTCCTGTAAATAGGTTATCACAGGACGCGGCGGGCGTCCAGTTTGCCGTTTATTGGTTTGCTCCCGCAGCGTTTACAGAGAAAGTAAAAAGTTTTCAAGCTGATCTTCAAGCGTTGCCTCCGTATCGGCGAATTTAACCTTTATGACGGTTTTGCCGTGCTTATAGCAATAGGGGTTCTTGATCTGGCGGAGATAATCAAGCAGCCTTTCCTGACGCGGCAGGCCGGTATCGATGGAAATGTCCCGGATGTCCACCAGCGCGGCGGGGTCTACCGTCCGCACGTCAACATCTTTCAGAGAATTTATATCATCAAGAATATTCACGCGATAAATGCCTCCTTTCGCACAGGGCGCGTATTTATTCCTATTCAAATGCCTGATTTTCCTATGTTATGCAAGGCGAAAAGGACGAGCGCGTGTTCATGGGCAGCATATTCCCAACTTGGGAATATGCTCAGAGGGAGCCGGACTACATGAAGTAATCCGGCCCCTTTGTTATCAGTATGAAGTTTCTAACATCCTCAATATTGTCCGTTACCCGGCAAACCGGCAGGGCGTGAAGCAGCCTGCCACGGAATGGCCCATCCTCACGCACACGGTAATCCAGAAACGCCACGACGCCGGTATCTTTCTCCGTGCGTATCACCCGCCCGTCGCCCTGTTTGGTTTTAATCATGCACTCCGGCACGATAACGCAGTTTTTATACTCGTCCATATCCTTATACTTGGTGCGTTCGTACTCGCTGATGGGGTCGCCGGGCACGGCGAACGGCAGTTTAACGATGATGAGCATACTTAGCGCGTCGCCCGGTATGTCGATGCCCTCCCACATCGCGCCGGATGCGAACAGTATGCCGTTGCCGCTTTGCTTGAAGTGTTCGATCTCCCGGACGCCGCCCTTTCCCAGCCTGAACAGAGGGAACGGCAAGCCTCGCTGCTCTAATAGCTCCCACACCATATCCATCGCCTTGTAGCTTGTGAACAGGACGGCGGCGTGGCCGTGGGAAGCAATGACGAGTTCCTCGACCTCGGTTGCGACGGCCAAGATATAATCCCGGTTGCGCTGATCGGGGAAAGGCACATTTTCACTAATGAACAGCAGTTTGTTCTTGCGGAAATCGAAAGGCGACGGTTTGCTTGTTTCCACCAGCCGGTAATCGGGCAGCCGGTCAAGCCCCATGCTTTTTTTGATACGAGTAAAATCCCCCGCCGCTGATAACGTGCCCGATGTGAGTACGATGGGGAGTCCGTTTGCCCATAAATCCCGATACAGCATGTCGTTAAGGTTTTTAGGAATGGCGCGCAGGAGCGTTTCGCCCGGCTTTTCAAGCCAGCAGATCAGATCATCGTGCTTTTGGAACGCGGCGGCCAGCCCCTTGATGCTTTCCAATTCCCGAAGTATCTGCGCGCGGCGGCTTTCGTACCGCACAAGCAGCGCCAAGCCTGAAAGCGCGGCGATAAGCTCGTCCGCGATATTGTGGATGGCGCGCAGGCGGTGTGCCGTTCTGTCGTCCATCACGGCGGCGTACCGTTCGGCTTCGTCGTCCGTATCCGTTTTAGGAATCCTCTTATTCAGCAGCCTGAACAGCTTCCTGCTTTGCCCTGCCAGTTGTCGGGCAAGCTTTTTTGCTTCCTCGTCGTTTTCACCCTGCTTGACGGTGAAGCCGCGAATATCTCGCGTGATCTGCGGTATGGCCTTACTGGATAGCTGTATGCCGTACATCTGCCGCGCGGCCTGCAAAAACTTGTGGGCCTCGTCGATGATGATGGCCTGATAGTGCGGAATGAGCGGGATTT